ATTCAAGGTGAGTCGATGAACATTGCAGAACTCGGCGTCAAGATCGACTCGGCCGATGCAATCCAGGCGAAAACCAGCCTGGATGAAATGGCGAAGGCCGGCGGCCGGGCCGAGCAGTCCGCCGTCTCGCTGATGAACGAAATGCAGGCGCTGGAGAAATCGCTGTCCACCAGCGCCAAAACCACCCAGGACCTGGCAAAACAGCGCGACGCGCTCGCCAAGCTGACCAAGACCGGCGCCTACGGCGAGGCCGAGGCAGCGAAGATCTCGGCTCAGCTCGATAAGCAACAGATCGCCCTGGCCAAGTCTGCGATGAACGAGCAGAAGGCGCTGAACAGCCTGCTGGGAGCCATCGACCCGGCTCGCGCTGCGCTGGCCAAGCTGGACACGCAGGTCGAGCAGCTTGGCAAGCACCTCGATGAGGGCCGTATCAGCCAGGACCAGTACAACAGTGCCCTGAGCAAGATCGATAAGGATTTCGCCAAGCTCGAAAAGACCACCAATGGATTCGACAAGCTACGTCTCGGCACCCGTCAGGCGCAGGAAAACGTCGTGCAGTTGGGTAACGCGCTGTCTTCAGGCGACTGGGGTAGCGGAGTTCGCGCCGTCGCTCAGTTGGGCGCCGGTGCTGGCGCTGGTGCGGCCGGTCTGCTCGCCATCCTGGCCCCGCTGGCGTTGGCCACCGCTGCTGTGGGCGGCCTGGCCGTTGCTTACTACAAGGGCAGCGAAGAGCAGGACCGCTACAACAAGTCACTGATCCTTACCGGCAACTACGCTGGCGTGAGTGCGGGGCAGTTGAGTGACATGGCGCGGCAGGTCAGCGCTACCGTGGGCACCACAGGCCAGGCCGCTGCAGTGCTGGCGATGCTGGCGGAAAACGGCAAGATTGCCGGCGAGAGCTTTACCGGCATCACCCAGGCCGCAGTGTCGATGCAGGAAGCCACGGGCAAGGCAGTAAGCGAGACGGTTGCCGAGTTCGTGAAGCTCGCCGATGACCCGGTGAAAGCTTCGGCAGCGCTGAACGAGCAGTACCACTACCTCACCGCTTCGGTTTACTCGCAGATTGCCGCGCTTGAAGAGCAGGGCGATCACGCGGGCGCCGTGAAGCTGGCGACCGAATCCTATGCGGATGCGATCAATGAGCGCACGCCGAAGATTCTGGAGAATCTCAGTTACTGGGAGAAAGGTTACAACGCCGTATCCAAAGCCGCGGACTATCTCAAAAATGTTGGCCGTCCCGATATCGGCGCTGATATTGACTTGGCGCGACAATACCTCGCAGAAGCACAGGCGGGTAATGTCGGGATCTTTCAAAACCAGAAGGAGATGATTGAGCTCTATACCAATCACCTGAACATGCTTGAGGATCAGCGTGACGCTCAAGCCGATATAGCAAAACAGGAAGGAGAGAGAGCCAAGTCTCAGCAGGCCGCCGTTACCGCGATGGCGAAGGTCGACGCACTCACCAAGTCTTCGCTGACCAACGAGCAAAAGCGGGCGGAGGCCCTGAAGGACTATAAGCGGCAACTCGACGATATCCGGAAGGTTGACCCTAAGGATTCGCGGCTCGACCAGTCGGCAATCGACAAGAACATCTCCAACATCAACGACAAGTTCAAGGATCCAAAAGCGCCTGGCACCCAGGTTGACCTGACCAGCTTCAACAACGCCAAGAACGACCTGGCCGCTATCACCGATACCTACAAAAACTACCAGAAGGAACTGGACGCGGCGCAGAAGGCCGGCTTGCTGTCGGAGGAAGACTATCTGCTGCGGCGTCAGGCGCTGATCGGCAATCAGCTTGACCAGACCAAGGCCGCCTATGAGGCCGAGATTTCCGCGCTGGAGGCCGCGAAAGGCAAGAAAAGCACGTCGGCTGCGCAAAGCATCCAGTTGGATCAGAAGATCGCTGACGCGCGGGCAGGGATGGTCAAGGCGCAGAAGGATGCCGGCAGCCAGCTTGAAGTGCTCGCTACCAACGAAACCGGGCGCTTGGCAAAGCAGGAGCGGGCAATCAGCACGTACGTGCAGGCGCTGGGGCAGCAACAGCGGGCCTTGGAGCTTGCAGGTCAGCGCGCAGTACTCGGCGTAGGGCAAGGCGATCGCCACAACGCGCTCAGCGGCGAGCTGAACAGCCAGCAGGACCGGTTTGCTCAGCAGTCGCTGGAGCTTGCCAACCAGAAGTCCGATCCGTCTCGCAACATGTCGGAGGAAGAGTTCAAGCGGAAGTCGCAGGCGCTTGCCGATGCGAACAAGGCCGCCACCGACCAGATCCGGCAGAACTATGCGGATGTGGAGAATGCCCAGGGCGATTGGACGAAGGGCGCAACGGCAGCCTGGGAAAACTACCTGGACTCCGCACAGAACATTGCGGGACAGACCAAGAGCCTGTTCGGTAATGCCTTCAGCTCCATGGAGGACTCGCTGGTCAACTTCGCCATTTCGGGCAAGGCATCGTTTGCCGACTTCACCAAGTCCATCCTTGCGGACATGGCGCGCATTGCCACACGCCAGGCCAGTTCGGCGCTGCTGGGTAGTTTGGTGGGGGCGGCAGCAAGTTACTTCGGTGGCAGTGCGGCCGGCGGAGGTAATGGTCTCGTTGCAGGTTCCGCTGGCGCAGCGTCGTCGAATCTCGGCGCCTCGGCGGCTGGTTACTCCAATACCTACTTCCCACAAGCCAACGGCGGCGCATGGTCGGGTGGCGTGCAGCTATTCGCCGATGGCGGCGCCTTCACGAACTCCATCGTCAGCAAACCCACGGCGTTTGGCATGGCCAACGGCAAGACAGGGGTTATGGGTGAGGCAGGCGAAGAGGCGATCATGCCATTGACCCGAACATCCAGCGGCAAGCTCGGCGTCATGGCCATGGGCGGCAGCGGGTCTGGCGGAACGCAGATCAATGTCGAGGTACATATCGACGGCGACGGAAACGCATCGTCAACCGCTGACGCGCCTGGCTATGACCTCTTCGGCAAGGAGCTGGCGACGTTCGTTGAGCAGAAGTATCAGGAGCTGCGGAGCAAGGACATGCGCCAGGGTGGCGTGATCAACAACGCAATCAAGGGGCGATGATGGCTATCGAACGATTCACCTGGGCGACAGAGAAGGGCGCAGAAGGTGATATCACCCAGCGCGTTCGCTCCAAACAGTTCGGCGATGGATACGAGCAGTCGGTCGAGGATGGCCTCAACAACCGGTCGCAATCCTGGCCGGTGACCTTCACGGGATTGAAGGGGCGTATCAAGGACATCATGGACTTTCTCGACCGACACAAAGGGGCGAAGGGCTTTCTCTGGGAGCCGCCCCTGGGTGAGCTTGGCCTCTACAAGTGCAACGGCTACAAGCCTATGCACCGTGGCGGACAGGTCTACACCATCACCGCGACTTTCCAGCAAACCTTTCATCCCTGAGATAATCGCCCATGGCACTGATTACGGACATCCAGAAACTGGAGCCCGGCGGCGAGATTCGCCTGTTCGAAATTGACGGGACCGAGTACGGCGCGGATTACCTGCGCTTCCACGGGCACGCCATCCCGCACACGCCAGAGGAATTGCTCGCGTACGAGGGCTCCGACGAGGATCTGCCCGCCAAGTCGATTATCTGGCAGGGCCAGGAGTACGCGGCCTGGCCGGTGCAAATTGAGGGTATTTCCTCCAGCAGCGATGGAACCGCCTCTCGACCGACCTTCGCCGCCAGCAACGTCAACGGGCGCGTCACTGCGCTTTGCTTGGCCTTCGAGGACATGCTCAAGTTCAAGCTGACGGTTCGTGAGACGCTGGCCCAGTATCTGGACGCGGCGAACTTCCCCGAGGGCAACCCAAGCGCCGACCCTACCCAGGAGGCGCTGGAGATCTGGTACATCGACCAGAAAACCAGCGAGGACAGCGAGGCGGTGGTATGGGAGCTTTCCTCCCCGGGTGAGATCGATAACCACGGGCTGCCTGGCCGGCAGATGACTACGTTCTGTCACTGGGCCATGACCAACGGCTACCGCGGGCCTGACTGCGGCTACATCGGTGCCGCCATGTTCGACGATGACGACGACCCCACGGATGACCCGGCCCTGGATCAGTGCAAGGGTTGCCTGTCGTCCTGCAAATTACGCTTCGGCGAGAACAACGAACTGTCCTTCGGTGGATTCCCCGCCGTTTCCCTGATTGCCCGGAGCTGACCATGCGCAAGCACATCATCGCGGCGATCCAGGCGCACGCGGCGGCGGAATACCCACGTGAGTGCTGCGGCCTGCTGCTGGCCGTTGGCCGGGCGCAGAAGTACTTCCCGTGCCGGAATATCGCCACGGAGCCGAATGAAGAGTTTCGGCTGGATCCAGAGGACTACGCCGCGGCGGAAGACGCGGGCGAAGTTATCGGCATCGTTCACTCGCACCCGGACGCAACCAGCAGGCCGTCACCGCATGACCTGGCCATGTGCGAGGCGACGGCGCTGCCCTGGCATATCCTGTCCTGGCCCGAGGGCGACATGCGCACGATTACGCCAACGGGCAGCACGCCGCTGCTCAAGCGCCCTTTCGTGCATGGTGCGTGGGACTGCTGGCAGGTATGCGCTGATTGGTATTCCCGCGAGTGGGGCCTGGAGTTCGAAGCCTTCCAGCGCACCGACGGTTGGTGGGAGAGCGCGGGCAACGCAAGTCTGTACGAGCAGCATTACGAGGCTGCAGGTTTCGTGCGTGTCGACCGGCCGCAGCGCGGTGACATGATCGTTATGCAGGTCGGGCGGACAGCTCACCCAAACCACGCTGGCATATACCTGGGCAAAGATCCGTCGCTTCCAGATGAAGATTCAGGCGCCTTTGGCCCCGGCCCATTCCTGCTGCACCACCTCTATGGCAGGCCGTCCGAGATCATCGTTTACGGTGGCCCCTGGCACGACCGAACACGCCTGATCCTCAGGCACAAAGACGCAAAACAACCAACATGACGCGGTATGGCCGCAGGAGCGGGAGGATGAGCGATCCTATGGATTGGCTGGCATTGCAAAGTCTTTCAGACCTCGCGCGTTTTGCGAATCGGCCGCCTGAGGAGTTGAGGCAAGTCATCGTAACTAGTGCGATGACTGAGGCGGCCATGGAATACATCTACAGCCTTTATGATCCGCTAATGTCTACGCACCTTTTGGAGGAGGTTTTTAGGATTATGATTGTTCTTCAGCCGAGGGATCTGGGACGTTCAGGGTTGCCAGCCTTACCTTCTCCAGGTTCTCCTCAACAACGGCCATGACACGAGGAATCGCTTCCTCGGGAAGCTCTGCCGCAATAATTCCGACGATAGTTCCGGTCAGGCCAAATACCTGGTGAAGGCCTAATGTGATGTCGCGTAAGTTCTCAAGTGAATAGACCTTTTCACTTTCACTAGGTTTTTTTGACAGAGTGTTGCGGAGCAACGCCGAATCGGTGCCAGGTTCGGAGAGGTTCCATTGCCAATGCGCCACTTCGTTTCTGTAGGATGAGAGCTTCCGGTAGCTTTTGATCGTTGTCTGGATGCTTTCTCGAAGTAGCGGATTCAAGTGGTCCGTTTTTTCAGCCATCGTCGAAATGAAGTCAGCGATTGATGATCCTTTCAGCTTCAATTGCTGAATAAGTACAAGGTTGGTTTGTTCGTCAGTCCTGGTGAGCGCTCTCATAAGGGCGGCAAGGATAGGATCGCAGTTAGAATGGGCCACAACGATTTCTCCAATTTCTTGCTTCATCCTGTCGCTCGGCCCGGATAAAACCCCATACCTTGAATCGTGGCTCACATTGACCTCCAGGTCATAAGCGCGCCGATATTGGCGCAACCCCAGTCCTTGAGCTTGCAGGCGAAGGACTGGGAAATCCTTTTGGGGGATATGGAGTTTCTTCAGATGTGACTGAGTTTCCAGAGATCGTCGGCATCAGTAAGAACGCTATCGCCTGAGTCTTTAACACTGGCGATTAAATTTTGTAACTCCTTAATCTCAAGAGGAGGGAGATGCGTCGTTGAAACAGCTCCCGCTGCACTTGCTGATTGCTCCCCGTTGTTTCCGTTACTGCTATTGCTTTTGCTTTGCTCTACCGGAAAAGGGATCAGTACTTCGCTTACCCGGTATTGTTCCAGTTTCGTGTTTTTTAGCGCCGTCTCGATAATGAGCCTCGCATCTCTGCGCCTTTCTTCGGTATCTGGACCGGCTTGCAAAATATTGAGGGAGGCTTGTATTGCTGCTGCTCGGGCGTCGTTTAATGCGGACATATGCGCTGACCTATCCATCCGTGGGAGGCACAAAGCTACTACGCGGTCGACTATGGCAGTTACTGGCATTCCATCCACGCTGGATGCCTGGACAGCTCTATGTGCTTTTGGGTATTGGCCGGTGCTACCATCCCTGTCTGCCACCCAGGGAATTCATGATGAAACTTGAGAAAGAGCTTGTGCGCGAGATCCTGCTTGCGGTTGAAGCCCATGATAAACCGCAAGGGTGGATGAAGCTGACTGTGGAAGGCAGGTCGCCGACAGAGGTCTCTTACCACGTCATGCTTTTAAACGAGGCTGGGCTGCTTGTTGGAATAAGTCTCGGGGGAATGAATAGCTTTCACTGGGAGCCTATCCGCCTGACATATGAAGGGCATGAGTTTTTAGATGCTGTACGTGATGGCGAGGTGTGGAAGCGGACCAAGGAAGGCGCAGAGAAAGTCGGCGGTGCTGGTTTAGGGATGCTTGTTGAGATTGGAAAGGCATACGGAAAGCAAGTTCTCAAGGAGCGTCTCGGTATTGAATTGCCTTGAAATATCAAACCAATGAGGGAACGACATGCGGATTTTGATAGCGGCGGTAGCGGTGGCGATGCTGGCGGGGTGTGCCTCATCCGCAATATCGGTGAGGGATGCGAAGCCTGTTCCGTCGGACGAGGTCTATGCCTTCCAGACTAAACCGGCTGGTGAGAGCGGAAAAATCACCGTCGTACGCGACTCCGGCGCGGTCGGTTCAGGTTGCGACATTGTCGTTTATGTCGACGGCCGCAGGGCTGCAAAAATCGGTACTGGCCAACGGGCTACATTCTACCTTCCGCCGGGGTCGCCCAATCTTGGCGCTGGCCTGGCGGGCTCTGGCCTGTGCGCAGGCGCTGCAATTCGAACCATTGCAGCTACGGTTCAGTCAGGCAAGGAAAGCCTTTATCGAATCAGCGGAGATATGGCCGGCTTCTACATTGGCCCCTATGTCGACTACAACTGAAAAACGAAAATCATAAAGCCGCCTCCGGGCGGTTTTTTATTGCCCGGAGAAAAAGATGCAGGCGTCAGCGATCAACTACCAACCGATGACCACTATTCGTCTTCATGGGCAACTCCGGCAGTTCGGGAAATCCTTCAGGCTCGCGGTAAACTCGCCGGCCGAGGCGATCAAGGCGCTATGCGTGCAGATCCCTGGGTTCGAGCGGTTCCTGTCTAACGCCAAGTCGCGCGGGCTTGAGTTCGCGGTTTTTCGCGACAAGCGCAACATAGGTGAAAAGGAGCTCAACTACAGCGGTGCCGGCGATATCCGGATTGCCCCCGTGGTGGCAGGTAGCAAGCGCGGTGGCATTCTCCAAACTATCGTCGGCGCTATCCTGATTGTTGTGGGTGTGATCTTTTCGGCAACCCCTTTCGGTACTCCGCTCATTGGCGCGGGCATCGGCCTTGTCGCGGGCGGCGTTATCCAGATGCTGAGCCCTCAAGCCAGCGGCCTGAAGACCAGCGCTGCGCCGGAGAATACCTCCGGTTACGCCTTCGGCAGTGCCAAGAACACCACCGCCTCTGGAAATCCGGTTCCTCTTTGCTACGGCAAGCGTCGGGTAGGCGGTGCGATCATCAGCGCCGCGATTTACGCGGAAGACAAGGTATAATCTGGTCCTTTTGCGACTGTGAGATCGACATGGAAGCCAGTGAGTTTTTTCGGGGGGCGGTGAACCATCTCAGTAGGGCAGAATCCCTTTTTGCTCAAGGAAAACAAAAGCCAGAATATTATTTTTACTGTGCTTTGGAGCTTAGATTTGGGATTGAGTCTAGGCTTAGGGAATATCTGCAATATCAGGAACATGTTGCCGAAAAAAAGAAGCGTGGATGGCAAATTGCTGTTCTTGGGAGAGAGGTTGAGCAGGCTTTCTCTGGGTGCGTGCAAGAGGTGAGGATCGATGTCTGGTCCGGTGGATATCCCATGGTTAGGTGCAAATACACCCCTGTTACACCTGAGCTCCGCGGAATTGGCGAGAAGTTAGGTAATTATCTGCACGCACCAAAAAAGGAAGACCTTCGGGAACTGGCGCAATGGAATGATTTTGAAGCGATGCTCAAACAGGGATTGTCCTTGCTTGGCTATGCGTGCAGCGGAAATTTACTTGGCGTACCTTTAGTCGCCTCCGGCACTAAACCCAAGCAAGGCCAGCTTAATTTGAGTGTGCCGGGAGAGCAGAGTGCAGTGCTCAAAGAGCTTTTTAAAAGAAACGCAGAGATTTTGATGAAGGTCAGTTATTGCGATCCCTCCGGATTTTGATCTTTTGCTACACCGCAAGCCCGCTTAAATAGCGGGTTTTTTATTGCCTGGAGAAAAGCATGGGCGCAGCACAGAAGCTCGACATCTACGGTGCCAAGGGAGGCTCCGATAAGCCAAAAACGCCAACCGAGGCGCCGGACAGCCTGCGTTCTGTTGCTATCGCCAAGATGCTGATCGCTGTAGGGGAAGGTGAGTTCGAAGGAACGCCTACCGCGAAGGACATCTACCTCGACAACACCCCATTGCAAGACCCTCAGGGCAACATGAATTTCCCGAACGTGAAGTGGGAGTGGCGTACCGGGGCCGTGGACCAGAGCTATATACAGGGCATCCCTTCGATCGAGAACGAGACCACGATCAGTACCGAGCTGCGCAGCGGGACGCCGTGGGTGCGGGCCATCAGCAATACCCAGCTTTCCGCTGTGCGCGTGCGTTTTGCCTGGCCTGCGCTTCAGTCCGTGGACTCAGGCGGCAACGTCAATGGCTATCGGATCGAATACAAGGTTGAGCTCGCCACCGACGGCGGCGCCTATCAGCAGGTGCTGAGCGAGGCTGTCGACGGCAAGACCACCAGCCTGTACGAGCGCACGCGCCGTATTGATTTGCCCAAGGCGGCCACCGGCTGGCTGATGCGTATCACACGCCTCACCGTCAACCAGAACAACAACAAAATCTCCGACATCATGCAGATCGCCGGCTTCACGGAGGTCATCGACGCGAAGATCCGCTACCCGAATACCGCACTGCTCTACATCGAGTTTTCAGCCGAACAGTTTCGCAGCATCCCAGCGGTGACCGTCGAGACCAAACTGAAGAAGATGCAGGTGCCGAGCAACTATGACCCGGTGTCACGCACCTACTCGGGCGTTTGGGACGGCACATTCAAACAGGCCTGGACCGATAATGCGGTTTGGATGACCTACGACATCACCACCGCAGACCGCTTCGGCCTGGGCCGCCGCATCAAGCCGTGGATGGTGGACAAGTGGGAGCTCTACCGCATCTCGCAGTATTGCGACCAGTTGGTGCCGGACGGCAAGGGCGGCATGGAGCCGCGCTTCATCTGCAACTTGAACCTGCAGAGCAAGGCTGATGCCTGGTCGCTGCTGCGCGACATCTCGACAATCTACCGGGGAATGACTTACTGGGCCCAGGGCCAGGTGTTCACCCTGGCAGATATGCCGCGCGCAACCGACTTCGATTTTGCCTACACCAGGGCGAACGTCATTGATGGCAAGTTCACCTACTCCAGCGCATCGGAGCGCACCCGCTACACCCGTGCGCTGATCAGCTACGACAACCCGCTGAACAACTATGACACTGACGTCACTGCTGTGACCGATGCAAAGCTGCAACGCCGCTATGGCGACAATCCGCTGGAGATCAGCGCGATCGGCTGCACCCGCGAATCCGAGGCCCAGCGCCGCGGCAAGTGGGCGCTACTGACCAACTCCAAGGACCGTGCCGTCACTTTCAAGGTCGGCCTCGATGGGCGCATCCCACTCCCTGGCTACGTGATCCCGATCGCCGACGAACTCCTCGCCGGCCGTCCGGTGGGCGGGCGCATCTCGGCAGTGAACGGCAAGGTCATCACCCTGGACCGCGACACCCAGGCCAAGCCCGGCGACCGGCTTATCCTCAACCTGCCCGACGGCAAGTGCGAGGGCCGCACCGTGCAACTGGTAAGTGGCCGACAGCTCACCGTGACTGTTGCCTACTCTGTGCCGCCGGAGCGCGAACTCGTTTGGGCGTTGGACGCTGATGACCTAGCAATCCCGCTGTACCGCGTGGTCAGCGTGGCCCGATCAGAGCCTGGCGTGTTCGAAATCTCGGCCGTTCAGTACGATCCGAGCAAGTTTGCTCACATCGATACCGGTGCGCGCCTGGAAGAAAGGCCCATCAGCGTCGTGCCGATCACCGTGGTGCCGGCACCGGCGAGCGTTACCCTGACGTCGAGCTACGCCGTTAACCAGGGCATCGCGATCAGCACCATGAACATCTCGTGGCCTGCCGTCTCCGGCGCGGTCGCTTATGACGTGGAGTGGCGCAAGGACAGCGGCAACTGGATCAAGGTGCAGAGGACGGGCTCTACGAGTGTCGACGTGACCGGCATTTACTCGGGCGCCTATGTGGCACGCGTTCGGTCGGTGAGTGCGTTCGAGATCTCTTCGATCTGGAAAAGCTCCAGCCTGACCAACCTTGAAGGCAAGACCGGCCTGCCGCCGGCGGTGTCGTCGCTGACCACCACCAGCGAATTGTTCGGGATCAGCATCAAATGGGGTTTCCCACCTGGTGCGGAGGACACCCAGCGCACCGAGCTGTGGTATGGCCCTGCGAACGACCTGGGCGCCGCTACCAAGCTGGCCGACCTAGCTTATCCTCAGGCCGATTACCGCATGCAGTCGTTGCTGGCGGGCGCGCAGTTCTTCTTCTGGGCTCGCCTGGTGGACCGGACCGGCAACGTCGGGCCGTTCTATCCAGTGGAGAACGGAGTGATGGGCCAGACCAGTTCGGATGCTGGGCCGATCCTGGGGATGCTTGCTGGCAAGATCAGCAAGACTGAGCTTGGCCAGGACCTGATCAGCGAGTTGGACGGCCTGCAGGATCAGATCGACGATCTCGACGCCCTGGGCGGCTATGTCCCAACCCAGGTTTACCTCAAAGGGCAGATGGTGGTGGAGGCGGATCGCATCTACCAGGCGAGGGTCGAGGTTCCGGCCAACAACCCTCCGCCAAACGCCACTTACTGGCTGGACGTTGGCCAGTCGGTGGAAACGGCAAACGGGCTGGCGCAGCAGGTAACCACCAATACTGCGGATATCAGCAAGCTCGATGGTGTGGTCACCGCCCAGGTCAGCACTACCAATGCACTGCGGGCTTCTGCACGCGACGATAGCGGCAGTGGTGCCAAGGCAGATGCATTGAAGGGGTGGGCAAGCACGGCCGCAATTGTCCAAGAGAGCAAAGTCCGGGCGACAGCCATTGAGGCAGAGGCGACGAAGACCACACAGTTGCAAGCGACTGTCGGTCAGAACACCTCGGCAATTCAGGAAACCTCAAGCGCGCTGGCAAACACCAACGGGCAGTTGCAAACCCTTTGGTCAGTGAAGATGGAGACCACTGCCGGCGGCCAGAAGTACGCCGCATCGTTCGGCCTGGGCCTTCAGGTGGATCCGTCCGGGGTGTCGTCGCAGTTCGTTGTGCGGGCCGACACCTTTATGTTGCTGAACTTGGCCAGTGGTGTACCTGTGTCGCCGTTTGCTGTCACGGGCGGGCAGACCTTCATAAATGCTGCGTTCATCCAAGATGGCACGATCACCAACGCCAAGATCGGCGCCTATATCAGTTCGACCAACTACATCGCGGGTCAGCAGGGGTGGATTCTCAATAAGGACGGCACCTTTGAGATTAACGGTGTAGTGCCTGGTCAGGGGAGGTCGATCATGACCAATAGGTCTCTTCGTTTTTGGGACGTGAATAACGTCAAGCGAGTTCAGATTGGAGATCTAACCGAATGAGTCATGGTATGCGTATATGGGGGGCTACAGGCAACCTGCAAATCGATGAGAACTCATTCACCGTTATGGTCGTCTATTCGGCAGTTGTGTCATCAGCCAGCGGTGGTAGAAGTCTCTCTATCACAATCGCTGGCGTTACTCCTGAAACACATTCAGCCGTTTGCATTCCTATTGGCGCATACCCTCAAGACCAAAACGCCCAAGACTATCGCGCAGTGCAATATGAGCCTCAGGTAGTTTCGGGCGGGGTGGTCGTTTGGTTTGGAAATAGAACTCAATCAAACGGTGTTATTGGCTTGGCCCCTCAGCGCCTGCTTGTTATGAGGTATAGGTAATGTCTTATGGGTTCCAGTTTACCAATGCAAGCAATGTGGTGACGCTTGATTCTGAGTTCTCAAGGCTGGTCGTTCTTCAGACTGGCAGATACTCAAGTGGTGCCGCGTTTTCTCCAGCGATCGCAACCCAAGAGCCGCCGCTTGTATTTGTTCGGCCTGATGCGTCTTCAACTTTTCAGTACGCAACGATAAGCGGTACGCCAGGCAACTGGACCGGGTTCTCGTTCATAAGTGGTGGCGCTGGTAGCTACTTTTGTGCGGCCTTCAAGTCACGGCCCACAGCAACTTACGGGCTAAGGTTGTGGAGTGGGGCAGGGGATTTGCTTTTCGATAACAATACACCTTGCGCTCAGTTTACAAGAACCATATCTAGCTGGACTTACTTGGGGGCATCAAATACCGAACAAGGGCTAATCCGTTGTAACTATACGGCGGTATCGCCCTTGGATACTGGTGACTACATGTTGATTAATAACATTGGTATGGATGTTGCGGGTTCGTCGAGGTCATCAAAGCTATATTGCACTTGGGAGTATAATAACAATCGCATACTCATGTTTGCTATTGGTGTTACCCCTAGTACTAATTTCTTTGTGCCTGTTGTCTTTGCTAAGCCTATATCTTGACTATTAATTTCGTCGATTTCCAAAACTGATTTATCAAACTTTTATCGTCTGGAGAAAAATATGGTATGGCAAAGGGCCGGGACAGTTTCTGTCCAAAACGGCAGCACAACCGTAACAGGTGTCAATGTTGATTTCGCCGCAACTTCCAGGGTGGGTGATTCCTTTATTGGGCCGGACGGTTGGAATTATGAGGTCTCCAACGTCGCAAGCGCTACGGTGATTTCAATTCTGCCGGCTTATAAAGGAGCCACTGTAAGTGGAGCGGCTTACGCCATCATGCCCGTGCAGGGCTATGACAAGATGCTGTCTGACGCCTTTAACTCGCTGGCTAACCAGTTCGGCACGAAACTTGCCGCCCTTGGCACAACTGGCAACTACGATCTTCTCCCGGTAGATAAGGGTGGCACCGGTAGCGATAATAAAGCAGGGGCCCGTAGCGCTCTTGGACTGACCTCGATGGCTGTAGCGTCTTTTGGCTATGAGAACGGCAACGTTGCCGACTCCTACATGGTCGGCAGAACGAAGAGCAGTGTTGCTCAGAGCTGGTACACCAATACTGGACACGGCCTTGACCCAAACCTTTATCCGCCTGGCTCATCTGGGATGCCCACCGGCGGTACTGGTTACTGGTACAAATATGTTTTCCGTCATGCGGACACCGCAAACAGGCTGACAATTGCCTGGCCGTATGGGCTTCCAGGTAGTTCGGGGACTGTTAAGTTTCAATCTATATATGATGGAACCCCTACTCCTTGGATCGAGCTTTACCACACGGGTAATACCACGCGCGGGTCGGGCGGTGCGCTTTCGGCAGCTTCACCTATTCTGCGCATAGCGAACGTGGCGGAGAGCCAGCGGCGCGATCTGAATGAGCAGACGTTTGAGCCGGCTGGCGCCTGGGGCGTGGCAAACAACGAGGCACGCGGCGTGAGCGTTGAACGCCTTGCCATTGGCGAATACCGAGTAATTGGCAGCCTTGGCTTGGCCATCGAAGGATGGAGGACGCACGATCCAAGCTCGCCTGACGGCGGTCGCATGCTGGGTATCACCGATACTCAACAGCTGGACGATGGAACGGTGATTGTCCGACTGTTCAAGCAACGTTGGACCCTGACCGAAGACGGAGAGATGGTTCCAGGTCGTGGCGCTCCAATTGATGTACCGCTGAATAGTTGGATTGATGTGCGATTACAGATGCCCAAGGTGGAATCTCCACCACCAGTAACCACAGTAGAAGCGTAATAACCCGCCTTGAGCGGGTATTTTTTTCCTGGAGAAAACCATGCCCATCACCGAGCAGCAGTTGCTGCAGATCCTCCCGAACGCCGGCCGCAATGCCGGCGTTTTTGTTCCCGCCATGAATGCGGCCATGAGCCGCTACGGCATCGTTGGCACCGCGCGCGCCGCTGCATTCATCGCCCAGGTCGGTCATGAGTCCGGTCAGTTGCGCTATGTACGCGAGATCTGGGGGCCAACGGCGCAGCAGCTCACGTACGAAGGCCGTGCCGACGTGGGCAACACCGTCAAGGGTGACGGCTCGAAGTACCGGGGGCGCGGGCTGATCCAGATCACCGGGCGGGCGAACTATGCCGCATGCGGTGAAGCCCTGGGCTTGGATCTGATCAACAAGCCGGAGCTGCTCGAGCTGCCCCAGCACGCGGCGATGTCGGCGGCCTGGTTCTGGTCGATGAAAGGCCTGAACACGCTGGCGGATCAGGGTGATTTCCCGAAGATCACGCGGCGTATTAACGGTGGACTCAAAGGCCTGGAAGATCGCCTGCAATTGTGGGAGCGGGCGAAAAAGGTGCTGGCATGACGCCGGTGCAGAAGTTGGCCGGCATGGTGCTGATCATCCTGGTGCTGATGGCCGGCGCCGCGGGCGTGACCTGGCAGGTGCAGGACTGGCGCATGGGAAAGAAGCTCGCCGAGCAGGCCGGCCTGCACAAGGATGACCTGGCCGCGATCAGCAATGCCGCCGCCGCCCAGGCCCGTGCCGAGCAGGACAAGCGCCTGGCCACCGAGCAGCAGCTCGCCACCCAGGACCAACAACACATCAAGGAATTATCCGATGCCCAGCGCAACCAGGCTCGCCTGCGTGACCAGCTTGCTACTGCTGATGTCCGGCTGTCAGTCCTCCTTTCCGAGGATCCAGCCAGTGGCTGCAACGTGCCTTCCTCCCCCGGCACCGTCGGCGTGGTTCATGCAGTCCGTCGAGCCCAACTTGACCCAGCGCATGCTCAACGAATTATCGCCATCACCGACGCCGGTGACCAAGGACTGATCGCACTACGTGCGTGCCAGGCGTATGTCCGGACAGTTGCGCCCTGAGACCGCTGAACTACTCTCTCGGAGTCGGTTTCTATTTCGAGCATACGGTTTATTGAAGGGCGCCATGGATAAGAGGCTAGCTGGCCTTTCGTTTCTGCTGACTCTGGGCTGGGTTGCGGCGGTAGCGTTTGTGATGTGGTATTTCTCGGAACCTTAGCGCAGGGGGCGAATCAGCTCTGGCCCGTTGTTCCGCACGTTACCCACGGCCGTATCGACCTTGAACCATTCGAAGGCCTCGGCCGGCTCACCCTGATGCAGCACCATCTGCTCAGCGCGCTCCTTCGGTGTAGCCGGGTCCAGCCATTCCCGGGCCAGGTCCGGAGTCAGCACAACGGGTCGACGGTCGTGGATGTCCACCATGCCGCCGGCGCTGTCGGCGGTGATGATTACGAAGCCGTCATGTTCGGCCGGGCCTTCATCTGCATCGGGTAGTTGGCCGATTGCTGCACACAGCACCGGTGCGCCATCCCTGCGGCGGATCAGGTAGGGCTGCTTCTTGGGCCCACCCTCATCGACCCATTCAAACCAGTTATCGACGGGCGTGATTGCCCGGTACGGCCAGATCGCCCGGAAGAACGGCCCGTGCGCTACCTTCTCCACGCGGGCATTGATCGGCGCGGCGCGGTCTTTCGCCCAGTGTGGCCGCCATCCCCAGCGCACGGAATCGGCGTGCAGCAGGTCACCCTGGATATGGAGGAGTGCGACCTGGGTGGAAGGGGCGACGTTATAGCGCTCAATGGGATGATCACCCACTGAGTTTGCCAGGGCATTGGGCATGCTCAATGCTGCAACGAAGTCGTGGATACCTCGATACTGTGAAAGTCTTCCGCACATGGTCATGCCCTCTGTGTACTAGTAGCTTAGACAATCGTGGTCGGTCGAGACCTCAATTCATTTACGATCAGCCTGAGGTTATCGGCCTCGCGCTTGCTCACGATCGCTGACGAGGTGAGGTCGGAAATTTGCTTCCTCATCGCCGCAGCTTCACTGCCACGTTGTCGAAGATAGCCGGCGAACTCATCTTTCTTCGCCCGGGCCTCATCTAGCATCGAGACCAAACCGAAGATGTCGGCGCGAGCTTTGCTGAGCAGCAAGTTCAGTTCATGGATTTCGTTCTCCAGCAGCAGGCAATGTTGTTGGTACATTTCCAGGGGCGAGGGGAGGCCGAGCCACTCACAGGTGTCTTCGTCGAGGTTCAT